TCTTGACGAGCAAAGCATTCCAGAAGAAGGTCGTTGGTTCTTGGCTCCACCTAGCTTTTACGAGCAGTTGTCTCAGTCTAGCTCTAAGCTAATGTCTGTAGACTTCAACGCAGGCCAAGGCTCTATCCGTAACGGTCTAGTATCATCTGGCAAGCTACGCGGCTTTGACATGTACAAGTCTAACAACATTGCTACTCCAAGCAATGCTGCGGGTCAAGTACTGTCTGGTCACATTAGCTCCACTGCAACTGCACAGACTATCACAAGCACTGAGGTCATCCGTGATCCAGATAGCTTCGGTGACATCTGTCGTGGTCTGCACGTATATGGTGCTAAAGTATTACGTCCTGAAGCAATGGTTTCAGCGTTCTACGGTATCGACTAAGTAAGTAACTAGAGATGGGGGTGTAAAAGCCCCCTGATCTTTATAAGAGGTATTTATGCCACTAGTAGGAAGCGACAACAAGCCTGTAATGATTAAAGGAAACAGCAAGAAAAGAATCCTTGGAGACACAGGTAACTGGTACAAGCCAGAGAATAAAAAAAAATACGAAGATAACTGGGACGCTATTTTCGGAAAGAAAGAAACTGAAACTAAATCAAAGGCGCAATAATTTATGGCAACAACCTACCTTGAATTAACTAATGAGCTTCTACGAGAACTCAATGAAGTTGCCCTTACATCAACAACTTTCGCAGGCGCGTTAGGTGTTCAACAACATGTCAAAGACTCAGTAAACCGCGCTTACTTTGATATTATAACTGAAGAACCACAATGGCCTTTTCTAGCTTCGGCAGAAAGTGGTGAGACAGATCCTATGTACGGCAACGTATATGTTGAGACTGTTGCAGGCACAAGATTTTATGAATTGAAACCCGCTAGTTCAAACATTACAACGGATTTTAGTTCAATAGACTGGGACAACTTCTACATGACCACCGTAGGTGTCTCAGGTGAAGTAGCTCCTTATGTAGCTAGAAACTTACGCTTTATGACTATAGAAGCTTGGAAAGACTTTCGCAGAATTTCGGAGAACTTAGATGATGCAGACTCTCAACAATTTGGTGTACCTAACGCTGTTATACGTAGCCCTGACTCTCGCAAATTTGGACTCAGTCCCATTCCTGACAAGGTCTACCGCGTCTGGTTCTACGCTTGGGATCTTCCTTCAAGACTCTCTGGACACGGAGACACTATAGTTTTTCCAGATTTGTATACGGGCGTTCTACAAGCTAGAGCTAGGTACTACATCTGGCAGTTTAAAGATAACCCGCAAGCAGCAGCTTTTGCACTAGAAGATTATAGAAAAGGTTTACGTAGCATGCGCTCTAATCTTATTGAGCCAGTACCTGCGGATATTAAAGATGACCGGATGAGGTTCGTTTAATGGCTGCTTCACAACCCTTTGGTATTTCATGCAGAGGTGGTTTAAATACTAACCTTAATCAACTTGAAATGCTCGCACAGCCCGGAGTTGCTACAGAGTTATTAAACTTTGAAGTTAATCCAGATGGCGGGTACAGACGTATAAATGGTTACGCAGCTTTTGGTGATACTCGACCTAACGGTGGTAATCGTATTCTTGGTGTGCAAGTATATGCAGACGGAGTAATTATTTGTAGTGGCGTTGGAATTTTCTTTAGTCAAGATGGCGAAACTACTTGGTTACAGATTAACAAAGCAAGCGTTGCAAGTGGAGGAGATAACTTCTCAACTTTTTCAGGCCGCAGTGCAGACGATAGAACTGCACAAGCTCAAACATCTTTTGCAGTATTTGAAGGAAACACCGATTACGGCTCAGTTGTTATTACTGACGGAGTTAATAAGCCTTTTCTTTTTAAAATGACAGGAACAGGAACTTTAGCTAACCGTACATTTTTTGCAGAAGAAGTAACTGTTAGCGGGACAACAGCACCGACCACATGCGCTATACATAATAATCACTTAGTTGTAGCAGGCGCACCAACCGCAAAAAACACAATCTTTTATAGCTCAACACTTGATCCATCTAGTTTTTCTGGTTCAGGTGCAGGCAGCATCTTATTGCCAGACCAAGTAGTAGGCATCAAAAGCTTTCGTGATGACTTAATTATCTTTTGTCGCAATAGCATACACAAGCTTATCAACATTACTAGTTCTTCTAACATTGCAATTGTTCCAGTTACTAAAAACGTAGGTTGCTTGAGTTCACATAGCATCCAAGAGATTGGCGGTGACTTGGTGTTTCTTTCACCGGATGGCATACGTTCAGTAGCAGGTACAGCACGTATTGGTGACGTTGAATTAGGATCAGTAAGTCGGCAAATACAGTCTGTAATATCTACACTTGCAAAGTCTGTAAATACTTTTACGCTTGCTAGTACAGTACTCCGAAGCAAATCACAATACAGATTATTTTTTAGTCAGGTTGGTGGTGCTTCGTCTATTGCGCTTGGAATTATAGGAACATTAACACCTAACGGTTTTGAATGGTCTGAAACAAAAGGAATACAAGCAACAGGTCTAACATCGGGCTTTAACAAAGATGGCGTGGAAAAAACATTTCACGGAGATAGCAAAGGCTATGTTTATAACCATGACTCAGGCAATGCATTTTCTGATGATGGAACAGCTTTTAATATTTCAGCAAAATATAGCACACCCAATTATGATTTTGGAGACATTGGAACTCGAAAGACTTTGTACTACGTTAAAATATCTGTGTCTCCTGAAGGCCAGATACTTCCGTTTCTAAGACTTCGATATGATTACGAAGACTTAGACATTCCTCAACCTGCACCATATCCCGTAGTAGGAATTCCAATTCCTTCTTCTTTTGGAAACGTAGCGTTTGCAGCATCAACATTTGGCGGCAGTAAAGATCCAATGTTTAGACAAGCAGTAGAAGGAAGTGGACACGTAACAAACTTTAGAATTACCAGTGATGACCAAAACGCACCCTATGCAATTAACGGCTTGTACGTTGATTACGTCCCATCAGGCAGGAGATAACCAGACATGGCAGGATCAAGTTATACTAGACAAAGCACACTTACAGATGGCGATACAATCACCGCTGCACTTTTTAATGACGAATACAATAAACTTGTATCTGCGTTTGCATACACTTCTACTGGAACTACCGGACACCAACATGACGGTGGAGCAGGAGAAGGTGGTAACATTGAAATTATTGGCGATCAAGATTTCTTAAACAAGCTTGTAGTCGATACCACTAACAACCGTTGGGGATTTTTTGTACAGGTAAGCAGTGCAGCAGTAGAACAGATTCGCATCCAAGACGGTGCAATTGTTCCTGTAACTGATTCAGACATTGACTTAGGTACTAGCTCTTTAGAGTTTAAGGACGGCTTCTTTGACGGAACTATCCATGTAGATACACTAGACGTAGATGCTAACGCAACCATTGCAGGCACTCTAGGCGTAACAGGCAACACAACTGTTGGCGGCACACTAGGTATAACAGGCAACACAACTATCGGTGGAACTCTTGTAGTCACTGGTACTACAACACTTAATGGCGGTACGCTTACTCTAGGTGACGCAGCAAGTGATAATGTTGTATTCGGTGCAGATGTAAATAGTAATATTATCCCTAACACTGACAGTGCATTTGATCTTGGAAGCTCTGGACAAGAGTGGCGTGATCTTTACTTAGACGGTACAGCACACATAGATACACTAGATGTAGATGTGAACGCAACCATTGCAGGTACACTTGGTGTTACGGGTGTGTTGACTGCTTCTTCTTTAGACATTTCTGGAGATATAGACGTAGAGGGCACAACAAACCTTGATGTTGTTGATATTGATGGTGCTGTTGACATGGCTACAACGCTTGCAGTTGCGGGCAACGTAGATTTTAATGGCGATTTAGATGTAGACGGCACTACTAACTTAGATGTTGTTGACATTGATGGTGCTGTAAACATGGCGACCACTGCACTCGTTACAGGCGTATTAACCACAACCGCTGCTACTGTGTTTAATGGTGGCTTTGCTTCTAATGCTGATTCTACTCTTGGCACTGATAAAAAAGTCCAGTTCAGAGACTCAGCAATCTACATTAACTCTAGTGCTGATGGACAACTAGACATAGTAGCTGACACAGAAATTCAAATAGCTGCAACTACAATTGATATTAACGGAGCTATCAATGCAAGCGGTGAGATAATCGCTGCATCTCTAGACATCTCAGGTAACGTAGATATTGACGGAACTACTAACCTTGACGTTGTGGATATTGACGGTGCGGTTGATATGGCTTCTACGCTGACTGTTGCAGGTGTTCTAACAGGAGCTTCTTTAGACATCTCTGGCGATATAGATATTGACGGAACTACCAACCTTGACGTTGTGGATATTGATGGCGCAGTTGACATGGCTTCTACACTGACTGTTGCAGGAGTCCTAACAGGTGCTTCCTTAGACATTTCAGGCGATATAGATATTGACGGCACGACTAACCTAGACGTTTTAGATGTTGACGGTGCATCTAACTTTGCAGCAGATGTCACCTTTGCTACGGGTGCAGACATCATCACGGCTTCAGCAGGAACAAGTAACTTCCGCGCAGGCGTAAACGCAGGTAACAGCATTGCAAGCGGTGGTAATTATAATGTGGTCGTGGGCGATGAAGCAGGTACTGCGATTACTACTGGTGATTTTAATGTTGCGGTTGGTACTTTCACTTTAGAGGCAGATACTTTAGGCGCTCGCTCTACTGCTATTGGATATGGTAGTTTGAGGACACAAAATTTCACATCTGCTACCGATGCCTACAACACAGCAGTGGGTTTTGCCGCAGGAGCCGCAGTAACCGCAGGCGTTCAAAACACCCTCATCGGTGGTCTTGCAGGTGATGTCCTGACTACTGGCTCTTCTAATGTAGCATTAGGGCAATCTGCATTAGGGTCGGATGTAGCAGGAGCCAGAACTACTGCCATAGGTTATCAAGCCTTAACTTCTCAAAGTTTTTCTTCAGGAACTTATAGCTACAATACAGCATTAGGCTATAACGCAGGAGCCGCAGTAACCACAGGCAAAGAAAACACCCTAATTGGTGCTCAAGCGGGTGATTCGATTACAACTGGCTCTTCTAATGTTGCAGTAGGACAAGGCTCTTTAGACGCGAACACCACCGCTAATAACAATACCGCAGTTGGACATGACTCTATGAAGTCTAATACAACTGGTGCAGAAAATACGGCAGTGGGCAAAGGTGCTTTAAATGGGAACACTACAGCTTCAAACAACACAGCAGTGGGCAGAAGTGCTTTATTAGCAAACACCACGGGCACAAGAAACAACGCAGTAGGAGCCTTAGCTTTAGACGCAAACACTACAGGTAATTACAACAATTCTTTTGGCTACGCTTCGTTAAGCCAAAACACCACAGGGTCTAATAACCTCGCACTAGGAGATGCCGCTTTAAATGCTAATACAACAGGCACATACAACGTAGCCGTTGGTGATCAAGCAGGTCTATCAGTAACCACAGGCGTTCAAAACACCATCGTGGGCGCACTAGCCGGTGACGCTTTAACGGATGCTGATTTTAATGTAGCTGTCGGTCAACGCGCTCTTTCAGCAGACACTTTAGGCAGTAGGTCTGTTGCTATAGGTTATCTATCTTTACTTTCACAAAACTTTACTTCGGCAACCAATGCATATAATACAGCCGTAGGTTCTCAGGCAGGAATGTCAGTCACCACAGCCACAAACAACACCCTTATCGGTGCATTAGCAGGAGATGCTCTTACTACAGGGGCATCTAACGTGGCAGTAGGTTATGGTGCGTTAACAACTGAGGATGTTGGTCAACATAATGTTGCTATCGGTAGAGATGCTTTATCGGCACAAAACACTGCGAGTGCCGCTAATACCTATAATACTGCTGTTGGTAGCACCGCAGGAGCCGCAATAACCACAGGCATTCAAAACACCCTCATTGGTGGTCTTGCAGGTGATGCGATTACCACAGCATCTAACAACACAGCCGTTGGTTATGCTTCTTTATCCGCAAACACCACAGGCGCTAACAATACAGCACTTGGTTCAGGTGCTTTAGACGCTAATACGACAGCAACAGAAAACACAGCAATGGGTAAAAACGCCTTGGGTGGTGTAACAACAGGTAACTCTAATACTGCCGTAGGAATGCAAGCGGGTACTGCAATTACCACTGGCACTAACAACGTAGCCGTTGGCCCTTATGCTTTAACTACAATGACTACCTCATCTTACAACACAGCAGTTGGCAGGGCAGCAGGAAGGTACATAACCACAGGCGTAGAAAACACCCTCATAGGTGGTCTAGCAGGTGATGCTCTAATAGTAGCTAATAAAAACGTAGCTATCGGTAAGGGTGCTTTAAGTTCAGATACTTACGGACATAACTCAACTGCTGTTGGGTGGTCTGCTTTAGGCGTTCAAAACTTCACATCCTCCACAAACTCCTATAATACAGCACTAGGTTATTATGCAGGAGCCGCAGTAACCACAGGCGTTCGTCAAACTTTAATTGGTGGACTAGCGGGTGACGCTCTAACAACTGGAGATAACAACACCGCAATCGGCTACAACTCTTTAAGCACAATGACTGTGGGTGACAGGAACGTAGCAGTTGGTGTAGGCACGTTAGCCACTGCAAATGTAACCTCAAACGCTGATACCTACAACACCGCAGTGGGTTTTGATGCGGGTAACGACATCACCACAGGCGTTCAGAATACCATCGTGGGTGGTCTTGCCGGTGATGCTTTAACTTCCTCAAATAACAACCTTGCGATTGGTTATAAGGCACTTAGTGCTGACACAGCTGGAACAAAAACTACTGCCATAGGTTTTGAAGCTCTTATGAGCCAAAACTTTACTTCAAATACGGATAGTTTCAACGTGGCTGTGGGTTACACCGCAGGTAGGGGAATCACCACAGGCACTGAGAATGTTTTAATCGGTGGTCTTGTAGGTGATTCAATCACTACTGGCGAAAGAAATACCGCTATAGGCGGTCAAGCATTAAGCAGCAATACAACAGCATCTGCTAACTCCGCAGTGGGTTACAAGGCATTGTTTGAAAACACGACAGGCGCTAATAATACTGCGGTGGGTCAAGACGCTTTAAGGCTTAACACCACTGCCTCTAACAACACAGCCGTTGGATTGTCTGCTTTACGCGCAAACACCACAGGCGCTAACAACACTGCTGTCGGACACTCATCAGGAACCGCAGTAACAACAGGCATTGAAAACACTTTTCTTGGCTCTGTTGCAGGTAATGGTGTTACATCTGGCAGTAAAAACGTTTGCATTGGATATAATGTTGATAGCGGTAGCGTAACTGATGAACACGTTATCGTTATTGGTCATGGAATTACAGGAAATGGCAATGACTTTAGTTTCGGTAAAGCTTCCCATGTTGTAAGTAATGACTTTAACGCTGACGCTAACTGGTCACGTTCTTCAGACGAACGACTAAAGAAAAACATTACAAATCAAACACTAGGTTTAGATTTTATCAACGCCCTTCGGACTGTTAAGTATAACTGGAAAGCAAGTGGTGAGCTTGATGCTTCGGATGCTCAGTTAGCACATCTACGAGAAGAAGATGCTGACGGTAATATTATTAACCACATGGACACAGACGTAGTAATGCACAACTTTATTGCTCAAGAAGTTAAAAGCGCATTGGATACTGCGGGTGTATCAAACTTTGGGGGATGGAAAGAAGATCGACACGGTGTACAGCAAGTGTCCCGTGAGATGTTTGTAATTCCTTTAGTTAAAGCTATGCAAGAACAAACCGCTGTTATCGCAGCACTCACCGCAAGAATAGAAACCCTAGAAGGATAAAGACAATGGAAGATCGTACAGCAGAACAACTCGCACAAGACTACTCAGCAATGGGTGATAGCGTAGCTTTAATCACAGACGTAATTGCAGGCAACTGTATGGCTGACGAAGATGCCGAAGACCGCCAAGGCTGTGTAGACCGCAACACTCAGCACCTAGAGTTGATGGTAGCAAAAGACGATTGGGGCAGTGAAGACATGACAGCCACAAATGCCGCCATAGTCTCAGGCAACGGGTACACCGCAAGCTAATGTTAAAACAAAAACTACTTTTTTTAATTATAATTTTACCGTTTGTTGTAGCAATAGTATATTCGTTTATACAAACTTCTGGAGTATAGAAAACAATGGAATATTTATTAGACCTTTACGTGCTTGCAACCTCATTAGTATCTATTGCTAGTGTTGTTTGTAATTACACAGAAACTCCTAAAGACGATGAGCTTGTTGCTAAAGCTTATAAGATTTTAGAGCAGTTTGCATTCTTGAATAACAAAGCTAAACAATAGCAGAAGGGTGTAACTATGGCTGTACAAGAATCAGTAAAAGAAACAGTAGATATAGTAGCCGCTTCAACGGGGCTA